CGCCCAGGTTGTACGAATACGTACAGGAGTAACAACGACGCCATTAAAAGCATCGGTGCCACAAGATTCTCTAAAGAATCCACTGGTACAGCTCTTGTCACGGTTTACGAGTAAACCAAATGTCTCAAGCCATTTAATAGCGTGCGCGGATTTATCCGTTCTCACTATCACATCGTCGCCATACACTAGAATGCTCTTTCGAGCATCTGCATCATCCTCTGCTGCTGATAGAATAGCCCAAATAGTAAGGGCCAACACGGGAAAGCATAAAGCTGACCCCATTGGCGCAAACTTACATAAGGGAAGTTTTCTACCGTCAGGGAGGATTGTAGACTGGGACCTGCTGCAAAGGAGTGCCTGTAAAACAGGCTCCGGAAACAGCAAGCGAACAAGACCAACGGTTATACGATCACTAGCCTCTTTCAAGTCTAGCGAAGCGTAACGGCCAGTAGAAGAGCCCAAAAGGGCTCCAAACTGGTTTGGCTTTTGGTCTGTGAAGTGGACATTATACTTAGTTAAAGTATGTGTTTCCACTCTTCGTACGATAGCATCACCTAAACCTTGTTGGATCCACTGGAATTCCAGTGGTTCGCAAGATATAAGGCGAGGCCCGCGAGAATCTTTAGGAACAAGGATAACCTTGGCTGAAGATTCAACCTCTTTAAGGAATTGAAAGTCCTTAAACGAGTCACATATGTGGCCAAGAGATGCGCAAAAATACGCATCGAATGGATACATCGAGTTGATCCGAGGATTGATCCGACCAAACTGGTACTTACCCCAGAGGCGTTCTCCAGTGGAGAGCGCCCCGGGTCCGTGCCGAGGTCGGATATCTAAGGGATCAAAGCCGGAAAAGACCCTTGCGAGTCTAATTCTAGCTTTACGGATGACCTTGACCGCTTCGGCGGGTTTAACACCGCGGAGGTAGTCATGGTTGCTATCGAGTCCATCAGCAATTCTGCTGAAGAGCTCGTTGAACGAAGAAATATCACCCTCTGTTCTTTCGAACAGAGAAGTAACTTTCGCTTCGTCTTCAGGCTTGTAAGGGAGTTCGAGTTTGTAAAACACGAACAAG